GTGGTAGGTAGAAGCTATGACTTAATAATATTTGACGAAGCAGCACTAGTAGATGGCAGAGATGCGTTTAATGTAGCACTAAGACCTACACTAGATAAAGATAACTCAAAAGCAATATTTATATCTACTCCAAGGGGTAGAAATAATTACTTTGCAGAATTTTACTATCGTGGATATAGCGACGAGTTTCCAGAGTGGTGTAGTATAAAAGCTACTTGGCATGAAAATCCAAGAGTGTCAGAACAAGATATTAAAGAAGCAAAAAAGACAATGTCGGAGTCAGAATTTAATCAAGAATACTTAGCAGACTTTAATGTATTTGAGGGTCAAATCTGGACATTTAATCATGAACAATGCACAGCAGATTTATCAGAACTTGATACTAGAAACATGGACGTATTTGCAGGGCTTGATGTTGGTTACAAAGACCCAACAGCTTTCTGTGTTATTGCATATGATTGGGACGAGAAAAAGTACTATGTATTAGATGAATACTTAGATGCAGAAAGAACTACAGAACAACACGCAATACAAATACAAAAGTTAATAGAAAAATATGATATAGATTATATTTATATTGATTCTGCCGCTCAACAAACAAGATATGACTTTGCACAAAACTATGACATTAGTACTATAAATGCAAAGAAGTCTGTACTTGACGGAATAGGTCATGTAGCTGGTATAGTAGATAATGATTCTCTTATAGTAAATCAAACTTGTAAGCATGTCACTACATCACTAGACCAATATCAATGGGACCCAAACCCAAATCTTATGAAAGAAAGACCAAAACATGATATGTCATCTCACATGGCAGATGCTCTACGATATGCGTTATATTCATTTGAAACTAGTGTCACCTCGTTCTAGATGTACCTGTTAAAAATTGTACTTGACATGTGGTGTGCCTTTTTGGTATAATTCTAATTAAGAGTAGAAATATGAATTTAAAAAGAGATTTAGTTAAATATGTAAGAGATAAAGCTAAGTCACGATATAAAAAAGCAAGTGCTTGTTACATTTGTGGCAGTACTGAACAGTTAGATTTTCATCATTTTTATGGACTCACCGAATTACTAGAAACTTGGTTAAAAGAGAAGAATATAATTATTGAGACTGAACAAGACATACTAGAACTTCGTGAATCCTTTATTGATGAAAATTTTGATAAATTATATGATTATACTGTAACTCTGTGTCACAATCATCATCTGAGACTTCACTCAATATATGGAAAGCGACCCAAACTGATAACAGCAGAGAAACAAAAGAATTGGGTCCAGATACAGAGAGATAAAAAATATGGCATGGTATGATAGATTTTTAGGAGTACAAAGAGAGGAAAAACTAAACCCATCTCAGTTTGTAATTTCTAGAAATGAAGGAATGACTGTTGATTCTTTAGAACCAACAATAAGCTATAAAAATGCTTACGAACAACTAGAAATTGTAAACCGTGCTGTCAACATGATAGTTGACGATGTAGCAGAAATACCATATACAATAGGACAGCAAAACCCAGTAACTAATAATATAGTAAAAAATATTAGAAGGTCAAAAGTAGACTTACTAATAAACAGAGAACCAAATCCATTTCAAGATGTAAGTACTTTTAAAAGAAACTTAATTATTGATTTGATGATTGATGGTAATATATTTATATATTATGATGGTGCTCATTTGTATCACTTACCAGCAGATAAAATGACAATCTATAGTGATACTGATACATACATTGAAAAGTATGAGTTTGATAATAGTATTGAGTATAGCACAAATGAGATTATACACATAAAAGAAAATAGTTTCAAATCAATATACAGAGGAGTTCCAAGACTGAAACCAGCACTTAGAACAATGCAACTTCTTATCAATATGAGAAACTTTCAAGATAACTTTTTCAAGAATGGAGCAGTCCCAGGTTTAGTACTAAAGAGTCCCAATACTTTATCTGAAAAAATTAAAGAAAGAATGTTACAAGCATGGATTTCACGATACAATCCAAACACAGGAGGCAGAAGACCTCTATTTTTAGATGGTGGATTAGAAGTTGAAAACTTAACAGAAGTAAACTTTAGAAACTTAGATTTCCAAGATGGAATCAAAGCAAATGAAAAAATTATACTAGAAGCTATGGGAATACCGCCAGTACTAATGGACGGTGGCAATAATGCAAATATAAGACCTAACCATAGATTATACTACTTAGAAACTATACTACCTATCGTAAGAAAGTTAGGAACAGCAATAGAAAGATTTTTTGGATTCGGGGTAGTTGAAGATGTTACAGGAATACCTGCACTTCAACCAGAATTAAGAGACCAAGCAGCTTACTATGCTACACTTGTAAATACAGGAATAATGAGTCCAAATGAAGCAAGAGAAGCATTGGGCAAGGAACCAGTAGAAGGATTTGATGAGCCAAGAGTACCAGCGAATATAGCAGGCTCTGCCGCAAATCCAGAAGAAGGTGGCAGACCACCAGTAGAGGAAGAATAATGACAAAAAAATCAAAAGCCTTAAAAATTATAGCAGAATATATGGCAAAGAAAGGAAAAGTTCTTACACTAGCCGAATATAATGCTGAAGCAGATAAGCCTATTAGAACACCAATACTAAAAAGAACATTTGGTGGCTCTTGGGCAAGAATGGAACAAATGTTAGAACACAATTATCCAGAACTATATGTGCCTACACCAGCACCAGCACCTAAAAAGACAGTTGCAAAAGCTAAAGTAGGGAAGAAAGATGGCAAATAAAATATATCATTGGACTAGTAATTTTAAAACTCTAGGAGAGTCAGAAGACGGTGGGGTAGAAATTAAAGGTTCAGCAAGTACAAACGCACTAGATAGAGCAGGAGATATAATCAACTCAGATGCATGGACAAAAGGAGGATTAGAGAACTTTAAAAATAATCCTATTATTTTATTCAATCATGATTATAACAAGCCTATTGGTAGAGCAAAAGATTTACAAGTTACTGACAACGGTTTAGAGATATCAGCAAAGATATCCAAAGCTGCAGGTGAAGTAACTCAATTAATTAAAGACGGTGTCCTTGGGGCTTTTTCTGTTGGTTTCAAAGTCAAGGACGCTGATTACATGACAGAAACCGACGGATATAAAATAAAGGACGCAGAGCTTTTTGAAGTGTCTGTAGTATCAGTGCCTTGCAATCAAAATGCAACTTTTGGTTTAGCAAAATCATTTGATAGTATGGAAGACTACAATAAGTATAAGCACACTTTTTATTCGGCTAACTTAAACGATTCAGCAGACGCTGTTGAAGTTGAGCAGCCAAGTCAGGCGCAAGCCAAAGAAATGGAGACAAATATGTCAGAAAATAAACAATCTCCTGAGAGCAAACCTGAGTTTGACATTGAGTCATATGCTAAAGAAGCAGCTGAAAAAGCTGTAGCTTCTTATGCTATGAAGCAAGCCGAACAGAAGGCTGCTGAACAGAAGGCTGCTGAAGAAGCTGCTGAGCAGGCTGCTAAAGAAGCTGAAGTTCAAAAAGCCCATGAGGAAGCAAAACAGGAAGAGCAAAAAACCATAGTCCAAGCAGGACTATCTGGTGCTGAAAAGCTAATGTCAGATGTTGAGACACGAGTAAATGAAAAGCATGAAGATTTAGAGAAAGTTGTAAAAGAACTTGAATCTCAGTTATCTGAGAAGTCTGAAGAAATCATGAATATTCGTGAGTCAAAAAGAATGTTCACAGACAGAGGCAACGGCAACTGGAAAAAAGACTTTGAAAATGATGTTCTTGATGCAAAATTCTTAGGATTAGCAACAGGTAAAGGATATGACACAGACTACGGTAAGAGTGTTATGGAGAAAGTTAACGCACATTCAGGCGTTGGTGTATCTTCAGCAGACTTTGAGCAAGTTGTATCTACAAACATTGAAAGAGATATCCAGAATGAATTAGTATTAGCTCCTCTATTTAGAGAAATTACTATGACTTCTGCAAATCAAATTATACCAATCATGCCTGATGCAGGTTATGCAGAATTTACTTCTAACCAAACTGCTAGTGGTTCTTCACCACATGGTAACTTGGCCCAAAGAGGTGATGCATACAACCCTGGTTCAGCAGGTGGTATTGATTTAACAGAAAGAACTCTTTCTACTGTTAAACTCATTTCACAATCATTCTTAGGTAATGAAACAGAAGAAGATGCAATCATGCCAATCTTACCTCTCATCAGAGAATCAATGGTAAGATCTCATGCAAGAGCTATTGAAAACGCTATCTTAGCTGGTAACAACTCAGCTAATGGTGTATTCTCATCAGGTTCTTTTGAAGGTTTAATTCAAAAAGCCGCTCAAGATGATAGTTCAGGTACACACGTAACTGCATCAACAACTGCATTTGCAAGTGAATCTTTAACTGCAGCTAACCTATTAGCTATGAGAAAGAAAATGGGTAAATACGGTATAAATCCAGCTGAAGTACTTTACATTGTTAACCAACAAGAGTATTTCAACTTACTAAGTGATGCTGAGTTCCAAGATGCTAACCTAGTTGGCGACATGGCTACTAAGCTATCAGGTGAAATCGGACAAGTGTTCGGT